AATGAGTAATGATATTGTTTTGTTTACCCTGTTTGCGCAATATTGTTTCGTCTCATTGAAACATTCTTGCTTTCTTGCCTTCCTCCTCTCCTTCTCTCTTGCTTTCTCTTGACAAACCCTCTTAAACTCCGCTTATGCGGCGCGCTTCGTGCCGCTTATAGGATTATGTGCTAGCGACAATCTAGCAGAAGGGAAGAAGGGAAATAAAAGAAATGGGTAATGCAGTCAAAGACCCGGTCACTGGTTTGACAGAGAAACAAACGGCGTTGGTCGAACACCTCGTAACCAATGGCGGAACCATAAAAGACGCGGCGGCCGTGGCCGGCTACGCTGAGGGTGAGACCGGAAGGGTCAGCGCTTCCAAGACTTTAGCCCTTCCACATGTGCAATCATACATGCATGAAAGAATGCGGCAGGAGTTGGGCGTTAAAGCAACCCTAGCCGCCCATCAGGTTGCACGCCTAGCAGTCAACGCTAAATCTGAATACGTCCAGCTTGAAGCTAGCAAGGACATCATGGACAGGGCAGGACTCAAAGCACCAGAGAAGCACATGCACTTGCATGCAGGAGACATCAAGGTAGAGATTGACCTCGGATAATCGTGTCGTAAATAACGCCGGGCTGACTCTGTTGGTAGGGGGGAGGGGGAAAAACCGGACGTAGTTATATATATTATGTCCCATACAAACATTATTTCCTCTCAAGGCTCCACAACATTCCCCCTTCTCTTTCGTTGGTAAAAAACCTATAATTAAATCCATAAATTTTTTTTAGGTCAAAAGGTTCGTTATGGCTTTCAAGATACTTCCAGCTAACGCTGTTGCCTTTGCCAGGTTTATGCTGGGTAACAAGATCACCAATGCGTTGGGCGTTGAGGTTGCCAGTCAGACTGATATGAACCTTTCCTTGCTGGATGAGAACGCTAAAGATGTTTTGCGCGGGGCTGTTGCTAATGCGCGTAAGGCTGGTCGCAACTACGTTGATTATAAAGACTATCCTGTTATGGCCTCCGGGGAACGTCCTGAAAAATTTTACAGTGGCCAGAGGACTGCAAGAGACTTGTTTGATCTTTACGTTGAGTCGGCAACTGACCCTGTCTTTGAAATGTTTAGTTCTGTTGGGGGCTTTGTTTTTGAAGACTCTCCTGATGGCGGGTTTATTATTCCGAACGACCCGTTTGACTTTGATCGCTCTAAGTCTCCAAAGGTTCGCAAAGAAAAAGATGCTTACTCAAAGGTAGTGCATCTTGCTCAAGATATTCCTCAAACCTATAAATTTTCTTTATCAGGAACCATTCCCCCAAGGGGCGGCAATCAGTTTGATACTGAATACTTAGGCAAGATGGTAACAGCGGCATATAATACTGCTTCTGATGTTTTGATGACTTACGGCAATCTTGCAAAGGATGCGTTGCCGTTAGAGTTTATTGCGACGACGCGTGAAGCTATTGATAGGTATGCCGACTCCTTTTCTACCAAACCTACTGAGGTTGATTTGGCAGAGGTAAACTTTCCGAATATGGAGGCGTTGCCCGATTGGGTGGGAGATATGGTTGGTAAGTTTGTTCCTGATGGAATTGAACTAGCCAGTAAGTATGATGATGGCTTTAATCTTGACTTGAAGCTGCCTCGCATTGATAGAACCTTTGGTGACATTCTTGATGTTGATATTGATATGTCAGTTCCCAGCCCTCGGCTTCCAGCTGCGTTTTTAAGTGATGAGCGTCTTACGCAAGTTAAGGATGCTGTAACACAATCCTTTAATGCAATGACTCCGCCCAAAGCAGATGAGCTTAACTTCAATCAAGCCTTTGCTAGAAACCGAGCATTGGGTCGAGAAGACTTTGAGTGGCGCGGAAACAAATACCACACACGATACAAGGAAGAAATGAATGTCGCGTGATCCTCGATTAGTTCGTGCAGGAGTGAAGGGTTTTAATAAACCCCAGAGAACTCCTAGCCACCCCAAGAAGTCTCATGTGGTTGTCGCTAAAGAAGGCGATAAGGTTAAGACTATCCGTTTTGGTGAGCAGGGTGCTTCTACTGCTGGCAAGCCCAAAGCCGGAGAGTCAGAGCGTATGAAAAAGAAACGTGCAAGTTTCAAAGCGCGTCATAGAAAAAACATTGCCAAGGGCAAGATGTCTGCGGCATACTGGGCTAATAGGGTTAAATGGTGATTTAGATGGCTGACAATCAAAAGGCTAAGTTTACAAGTCTTATTCCTCAGGCGATTAAGCAAGCAGAGCGTAAAGTTTCTGACAGGCTTAATAAAAAAGAGCATAACTCAACGTTTCGCAATCAAGAGTTAACTGCCGCAAAAACTCTTTTGAAGAATGCTGGTGTATCTGCAACTGAGAAAGAGATAAAAGATAGGCTTTCTATGACTGCTGGCAGTGCTTGGCGCATTCTTAAAAAACGCCGTGAAGAGGCAAAAAACAAGCCAACTATGTTTACTAATAATCCTAAGTTTGGGAGTAAGTAATGCCTAACGTAGCTGGAAAGAAATACCCATACACCCCTGCTGGCATTAAAGCGGCTAAGAAAGCTGCCGCTAAGAAGAAGCAGGAAAAGAAATCAATGTTGAAAGGATATGGTAAATGAGCAAGCTTTATAAAATTGATGGTTCAGAATACATCGGCAAAGATTATTTTGTTCTTCCTGATGGTCGCCCTCACTCAGGCAAGACGTTTACTGCTGAGAGTGTTCGTTTGTTTACAGAAGAAGAGCTTGCTGATCGCGGCGTAAAGGCGGTAGCCCATGTGCCAGAGAAACGAGTTCAAAAAGTAAAAACAAAAAACACCCCTACCTCCTTGCGTAAGTTGAAGGAAGAAGAGAATGGCGGTTAATGAAGCCGGAAACTACACCAAGCCACGGATGCGTAAGAATCTCTTTGAGAAAATTAAACGCGGTGGCAAAGGTGGCTCGCCAGGGCAATGGTCTGCACGCAAGGCTCAGATGCTTGCGCGTGAATACAAGGCTCGCGGTGGAGGCTATACTAGCTAATGAAAGCCCCGCAAAAATCTCTCCGCGCTTGGACGAAACAGAAGTGGCGGACTAAATCAGGAAAGCCCAGCACTCAGGGTTCTGAGGCTACTGGCGAACGTTACTTGCCAGAGAAAGCAATCAAAAGCCTAAGCGATGAAGAGTATGCTCGCACCACCGCAAAGAAACGTGCGGCTCGTCGTGCTGGCAAACAGTTTTCAAAACAGCCGAAGGGTATTGCTGAAAAGACACGGAAACATCGTCGTGTCTAAGCAAGAGATTCGCAAGCTGCGAAAGAAGGCAATTAAGATGCAGAACAATAGTTCGCGCAAGATGTCTTTTTCCGAAGCCATGCAGGAGGTAAGGAAGGTAACAGATGAGTTTTCTACACACAATAAGTGAGCAAGAGCGTCGAGTCTTACGCAACATAGTTAAGAAGGTTCACCTCAAGCACCACCCCAAAGAGTTCTGCACTGACTATGAAGCTGACAAGCTTATTTCGATTATTGCTCCCGATGTAATTGAGCGTCTAATCAAAGTCGGCGTGGATCATAAAATTGACAAACTTTAAGTATAAGCCGGATGGCGATGTCCTAAAGGAGTTTATGAAGGACGATACCTTCTTCCGTGGTATTCGCGGCCCGGTAGGCTCTGGTAAATCTGTTGGCTGTTGCGTTGAAGTATTTCGCAGGGCATTGGCGCAGCAAAAAAATGACGATGGCATACGCCGGTCACGCTGGGCTATCATTCGTAACACTAATCCACAGTTAAGAACCACTACTATTAAGACTTGGCTTGATTGGTTTCCCGAAGACCAATGGGGCAGATTTCAGTGGTCAGTCCCATACACACACCACATTAAGCAAGGCGACCTAGACCTTGAAGTTATCTTTCTTGCCCTCGATAGACCAGAGGACGTAAAGAAACTTCTGTCATTAGAATTAACTGGCATTTGGATTAACGAGGCCAGGGAATTGCCGAAGTCAATCATTGATGCTTGCACCATGCGTGTTGGTCGTTTCCCCTCTATGCGAGAGGGCGGCCCGACTTGGACTGGCGTGATTGCCGATACCAATGCTCCGGAAGAAGACCACTGGTGGCCTATTATGTCTGGCGAAGTTCCTATTCCTGATCATATTTCTGCTGATGAAGCGCGTATGATGGTGAAGCCAGATAACTGGAGTTTCTACACACAACCTGCGGGAATGGTAGAAGAGAAGGATAAAGAAGGATCCATTCAAGATTATGTGCCTAACAAACAGGCAGAGAATCAAAAGAATATGATGAAGAGTTATTACCCTAACCTTATCAGGGGTAAAACTAAAAGCTGGATTGATGTTTATGTAATGAATAAGCTAGGACAGATAAATGATGGAAAGCCAGTATATCAAATGTTTGCGCCAGACTTACATATCGCTAAAGAAGAAATACCCGTTGCTGCTGGAGTTCCGGTTTTTGTTGGTCTTGACTTTGGCCTTACTCCTGCTGCTGTGTTTGGTCAGCGTGTCCGTGGTCGTTGGCTAATACTCCAAGAGATTGTTGCTTTTGATATGGGCATTGTGCGGTTTGCAGAGTTGCTTAGGCAAGAGATTGCTACACGCTATAACGGTTGTGAAGTAAATATTATTGGCGATCCGGCCGGTGATTTCCGCGCGCAAACCGATGAAAGCACCCCGTTCCAAGTGCTTCGTGGTGCTGGGCTTACTGCGCGTCCTGCACAATCTAATGATGTTTCCTTGCGTATCGAAGCTGTGGCTGGCACACTTAACCGTTTGGTTGAGGGCAAGTCAGGTATTCTGATAGACCCTCGATGCAAAGAATTAATCAAGGGCTTTGATGGTGGCTATGGTTATCGGCGTATGCAAGTATCTGGCGAGCGTTACGATGACAAGCCAGACAAGAATAGGTTCTCCCACATACACGATGCCTTACAATATTTAATGCTTGGTGGTG